TACTTGTTTCCAACAAAGAACGGGTTATTACGTTCAACCATTATTCCTTCCAGAATCTTATAACGTCTCGCGTTCTCTTCGACGATATCAGCAGTCTGCATATCATTTGGATATTCTGTGTTATTAATTTCACGAATTTCTTCAGAATCACGATAATGATCCAAGAAGAGATTTTCCGCAGTATAAATCTGCATGTCTGCTTTGGCAAAATCAATCATCATCATTTTCCAATCCAATGAAAGCCGTGCCATTTTCTCTTGAATTTCGACAATCGAAATACCATGTCTCTGTAAAACACGAACGATTTTATCTTGAAATTTTTCTCGTTCCTTGTGTGTCAAATAAGATGATAACAGAAAATCATCCAGATTGATATCCTCCAGATATCCAACGATTGGACGAAGTAACGATAAACAGAACATGAATCGGTTCAACGGAAGAATACGAATTTCATGTTCATTGTCTTCTACGAATTTCTTCATTCGAATATTCGTTTTCTGGATTTTATTTCCATTTTCATCACAATTACCCCAACACAATTCGGCGATTGCAACAGTTCTGTTCATGAGATAATCGAAATTGTTACGATATCGATCCAGTACAACAGGATCGCCCAGCAAGTCAACTACTTGCTGGGACGTTGTGATTTCATCCATTGATGAAAGGTCATCGAATAATTCATATTTTGGATCATGCATCCAATCATACTGTTCACTCATACGTGTTTCCTCCTTAAGTATCGATATCGGATGGCTTCCATTTGAAGTTCATAATCATATCTTTACGCGCTTTCACAGCTTCTTTGCCTTTACCAACCAACATATCATATGTTTGCATAATATGAATATCGGAAGCATCAACACGGAAGATATGACGTGTGCGGGGATCGGTAACGATTTCACGAAGAACCTTCGGGTCAGATGTTGCAAGGCCTTTATAACGATCTTTAATGACCGGATATTTTCTTTGTACTTCTTCAAAGAATCTTCCAATTGTATATGTGTGAGAATCAAATTGTACAAGCATTCCATATTTCTGTTGAATCTGAATAATCGGAAGTAATCTATCATACAGAGATTGATCAACAACAACGACTTGATCCACAAGATCGATTGTTGCAAATATTTGATGAGATTTCTCGTCATACCAAAGTTCTGGATAAGTCTTTGTTAATGAACGTAACCAGTCTGCAATATGATCAATAAAACCATCAACAGATTCTGCACACATCATTCCGTGTGCAATGTGTTCAAGTAAATAACGATTAACAGATAATGCTTCTGATACTTCTGTTAAATCTGTGAGATATGTGAAAGCTTCTTCAATAAATGTTTTTCCAGATGAAACATGTACAACACCTTCAGGGAATTGTAATTGAATATTACCAACTGAACGAATACATTCTTTGATGTATTCCGTTTGTGTTGCAACATATGAGATTTGTTTACCTGCCGCAAGTTTATACAATGGCGGTTCTGCAATATATAATTTTCCAGCTGTAATAATCTCAGGCAAGAACCGTAAGAAGAACGTACAAATTTCAACACGAATATGATATCCATCAACATCGGCATCCGTTGTGATAATGATTTTGTCAAAGTTCAATTTCTTGATGTCAAATGTGGAACCAATTCCACATCCCAAAACTTTTACAAGATCATACCAAACATTTGATTTCAAAGCTTGATCGATTGTCATTTCCCAAACATTTGGAGATTTACCTCTAAACATAAGAACAGCTTGAAATGTTGCATTTCGTGCAGCATTAATACCACCTGCTGCAGAATTACCCTCAACAGTAAACAACTCTTTCGGTTGTACTGTTTTTACAGATGAGCATGGTAAATATGAATCAGGTTTTGACCATTGCTTCTTTTTTGATTCTGCTGAAATGTTACGAACTTTTTCTCCTTCTTTTCGTACACGGTTATTCTGAATAACAATTTCAACAAGCTCATTCAATTTTGCTTGATTCATGTCACATAATTTCTGATATACCGCATTCGAAATAGCCAATGCCAAAGAACGAGAATCAACTTTTGATTTTTCTTGTGAAGCAAATATATTAGCGAAATCACATTCTGCTTTTACTGCAACATTTAAATGCAATAGAATATCACGTCGTAAATCATCATCTTCCAAACCTTTCTTTTTCGCAAGAACGCGTTCGGATAAATATTTCGATAAACCATTCACGACACCATTGATATGAGAACCACCTTCAGCAGTATGAATCATATTCATCCATGATTCACGTAAGTCTTCTCCACGATAATCCGGTGAAGCATACATAACCGCTGCATCAATTTTATACATACGATCATATGTAATATCTTGAACAATCTCTTGTAATTTTCCTTCACATTCAATACGAACTGGTGCAGACATGAATTTATCATCCGGAATTACTTCATGAAAATATTGATCAATGTTCTTGTGCTCTAATTTAAATTGCTCACCATTCACTGAATAAAATACTTTGATAGATGGATCCAAGGTATATTCAAATCCACGAATCCATTCAACCAGTGCATCAACAGGAATTTCAGATTCTCCCATGATTTTCTTAGAAGGCTTGAAAAATGTTCGAAGACCATGTTCTTTTCCTTTATAATCTTCCAATACTTCTTCGATGAGTTTTCCTTCTTTATAATGAATCGTCAGCTTTTTCTTTTCTTGTGGACGGAAAGTTGTTACAATTAATTCACTGGATAATGCCGTGAATGCAGTTGTACCAATACCGTTTTCACCCGCAGAAGCACCATGTGCACGTGTCATGTTTGAACCAGCTTGAGATGTCTCGTGAATTGTGCGTAATAAATTTGTCGGTAATCCTCTACCGTTATCTTCCGATATAATATAATCCCTGGTAATCTCAATATGAATTGTATTACCGGGAGATTCTTTCTTAAAACATTCATCTGTGTTATTATTTATAATCTCCTTACACAAATGCAGAATACCTTTTGATCCAACAAATCCAACGATCATTGTTGGTCTTTTTCGGATTCGTTCGATATCATTTGTAATGATATCCATCTTGTCGTCTCTCATTTTGACAGCCATAAAAACCCGCCTTTCATAACCAAAATGTATTTGTTTGTTCTGAGAAGCTGAAGATTATACAACATCTTCATGACGCAAAAATAATATATCTATTTAAATGACAAAAAAATAAGTTCATTGTATGATGAACCAGATTGTCTTTTGCCGAAAAGACAATCTTCCAATCCATTGTATCCACGCTGGATTATTCTCCATTTCGTCATGTTTTCTCGGTTTGACATGACAGACTTCCTCATTTTCTCTTGCAGGGGCTTCGGCCCCTGCACACTTATTTTTTATATTAAAAACGTTTTTGTAACTTTATCCTGATAAGGAGGGAATCGTATGCAAATTCAAGGTTTATATGATATGGATTTAGCTATTAAGGTGAATAACCTGCAAGAAGTTACATCACCTCAAATATATCGTTCAACGAATCAATTCAATCCAAATGGATTATTCTCAGAAGAAATCTTTGGACAAACTGAAGAAGAACAAAAATATCGTTGCGGATATATTAAATTACCAATTCATGTATTCAATCCACATATTGCAAAAACAATCATTCTTCGTTCCGGTGGAATCATTCGTAAATTAGCATATGCTGAAATTAAATGTGATTTGATTGATGGACAACTGGTTGAAAATGAGAATGGAAAATATTGTGGTATTGTTGATCTGTATAATATATGGGATCAAATTGATATCGTAAAAACATTAAAAACAAAACGTGATGAAAATATTAAAATTCTTACAAAGACACCGAAGCGTTTATTATTCATTGACAAGGTTCTTGTATTACCACCGTCAATGCGTCCAACTGGTATGAGAAATGGTAGACAGATTAAATCCGAACTGAATACTATTTATATGAAGCTGCTTGGATTTAAATCCGTAACGTCTCATGTTACAACGACTGTACACAAAGCACACAATCAAATCCAAGATACCGTTATTGAAATCTATTCATACATTCATAAATTATGTGGAACAAAGAATGGATACTTCCAAAGAAATTTATTGGCAAAGAATACCATTGGTACCGTTCGTAATGTTATTTCTGCACCGTCATATCGTACAGATAATACACCAGTTGGAATATTCCGTACAGGATATCCGTTGATGTCAATTTTATCCATGTTCCGTCCATTTGTTAAATTCAATATGAAACAATTTCTTTCATATGATAATATAACATCTTTCCATTCTAATCCAGATGAAATCAAACGTTCAGATATTGATAATATTTATGATGACAAAGAGATTGATGATTTAATTAAAATCTTCATGTTGAATCCGGGTTCTCGTTTCCGTATATTATATGCTGATCCTGAGAATAAAACACCGATTATATTCAATGCAGTAAATATTCAAACAAACGAATCTATCTCTCGTCCATTGACATTAACTGACGTCATTTATCTATGCTGCTACAACGCAACAGTGAAGGCTGATCGACATGTTTACACTGTTCGATATCCAATCGGTGATTTGTATGGAGCTTTCTTTACAAAGGTGCATGTATTATCAACAAACACCACTATCCCGGTTCAATTTAATGGTGAAACATATCAAACATATCCAGTTGTTGATCCAGAAATGTCACACGCAAAAGTATCAACACAATTCATTGATGTACTTCAAATGTCGAATTCACGTCTTGTGAATCTTGGTGGTGACTATGATGGTGATACCGTTAAGAGTACTGGTGTATGGTCTGATGAAGCAAACAAACAAGCGGAAGAAATGATGTATTCAAAAATCTATTGTGTTCGCACAGATCTTACAGCAGCATTCCCAATTGAAAAAGAATGTTTGAATGGTTTATACGGTTTAACGAAACTTGAATGATATTTATTACAAAAAAACATACTCATGAATATATAATGGGGAGAGATCATCCGGTATCTCCCCCCCATTATAAGATTAAAGCGTTATGACAAATCTATTTTCGGATTTATTCAAAACGCTTTTTACTGCATCACAGATTTGATTGTTGATTTGTTGGATATTTGATGCATATCGCTTGTTATCAACAACAAGTCTGGACACAGACTTGTGAGCTGAATCGTTTGCGGAAAACCCTAAACGATTCAGCTCATTTGTCCAAAAGGACATGACAATCACCTTCTTTCTAGGATTTAGACAATATCTCCGGTTATTGTCAAAATAATAATATACATATGAAGAATCATTTACGTGGGGCATTGCCCCACGTAAAACATGATTATATTTTAAACACTACTGTATTGAGATGAAGAATAATCTCATATACTATTTTAAAGGAGATGATTCCATGGGAATGCTTGATGCATTTAATCAATTGAATGAAGTACGTTCATTTGAACAAGTCAACGAAGAATATCATCAACAACCTGTATCTGAATGGGATAAGAATCTTGGTGACCCAAATGCATGGTTGGATCGTTATACAAGATTCGTAGAACGTCCTAGATTCAACCCGAATATGGATGGATATATTTCTGCATATTCGTCCGGACATTGGGGTGGCACAACAGATCTTATGAGTGCATTTCAATTGAGCGCAGATCTTGGTCCACTCCAAGAAAAAGTTGAGCCAAATAAAATCTTTACTTCTGATATTGCTGCATTGAAAACAATGGCTGCAGATCAAGCAAAAATCATTAAGGTCTTTGAACGAAAAGCAATGGAAAGTTTAAACGACAAAGGAAAATTTGGTTTGAATGAAGATGACATTGAAGCAATGCAAGCATTAACATCAGCACGTTCAACATTAATGTCAATTCAAGAAAAACAAATCAATGTGAAGAAGGCAATTGCAGAATTGAAAATCAAGCAACAACAAGCAACCGGTGCGGTTGGTCCACAACAAGGTCCAACCGGCGGAAAGACAAATGTGTATGATATCGGTCGTTCCATTATGGATAATATGTTTGATATCAACATAGGACCGCAACAAACTGAAACGACTATTAATGCAAATTATCCAACGATTGATGTTGATCAGGCTTCTGATGTTTTGAATAGTATTGTCGACGCAGGTAATGTTGCTGCAACAACAGTTTTCGAAGCAGATAAACCAACGACATATGTCGTTGTCGGTGATACTGATTCTGATACAGAATACGTCACAAAATCAAAATCCGGTGAAATCATCGAAGAGTATCCGAATCCGGATGCACGTATTACAAAGGTCAATCATGACACAAATACAGCAATTGATGAATTGATGAATGAATATCCGGTAATTCGGCGTGATGAATTAAATCTTTAAAATGTATGGCGGGGGATTATCCCCCGCCACTATTTATATACCTCACACAAAATGATAATTGTGAGGTTATTCCCGCATGAAACGCGATTCTTCATGCTGTTTCCTCGTAATTACACAATCCAAAATCTATAGAAAAGGAGAGAGAATATAATGCTTGATACGAAGTATGGCATGAAATACCCATTTCCTCATACGCTCGTTCACATTGTGGACAATTCTTCGTACACTGGCGATCTCCCGGTTGTCGTTGCACAAGATCCGTCCATGTATGGAACTCTTGTTGTTTCTGGCCTTCCCATGGGCGAAGACAACAAAGTGATCCAGGTCATGCGTTCGGATATCCTCAATGTTGCATATGGTCTCGGTAATATCGGCACTTCTGAGATTAAGAAGTATGGTCAAACGATTACATATCCGCTGTCCATCATCGATCAGGGTGCACCGGTGCAGCTGCTCCGTATTACTCCGTCTGATGCAACATATGCATATTCCTGCATCACAATCGAGTGGCGTTGGGATAAAGAGAACAAGAAACTCCATGTCCGGTATGGCAACTACAGCCTTGAAAACGATATGGATCTTGTGAACTTCCAGAACAAACAGCGTCTTGCTGAGTATATCAAGAAACATGCAAAGAACGATGCATATGTTGACGACACTGGTGAAACTTGGGTCCGTCGTGCATTCATTGTAAATGTTTCTGCAGGTCGTGGTTCTGCATATAACAACTTCACAACTACGATCAATCAAACGGTTCAAGCAAAGAGACCGGCGAATGTTCGTTATCTCTTCACCACAATCAATACGATGACAAATCTTGCTGTTGAGCAATTCCATGCATCTCTGGTGAATGTCAACAATCATCGTGAAGATGCAATTGATCCGGTAAACATTGTTGTCGGTAAACGCGCAGCAGGTTCTTCTGTTGTGGTTCCATTCCTCAATGAGGAAGCTGTTCAAGAACTATACAATGTATATCGTGGATACTTTGCTGAGATGCTGAATGATAACAGCAACTTGACCACTGATTATGAAACCGATGTATTCAAGACATTGACCGTCAATACATTCGATCCGATCTTTGGTCTGTATCTCTACGGCGGAACGGATTCAAACGCATTGCTTCCGTTCTTCCAGGTTGATATGCGTACGGCAGATCGTCCGGAGCTTCCGGAATCTCAGAGAGTATACTATAATGGAACTCTTGATGCAGAAGGTAAGCCGGTTGATGCAAATGAAGATCTGATCAATGTTGATGCAAAGGTTTCTGAGAGCCTGATTAATATCACAACTGGTATTAAGAAGGTTGGTACTGATGCATCTGGTGTCATTGATTCGAAAGCAACATATCTTGGTGATGTGTATCTGTATGCTGGTATCACTTCTGATACTAATCCATTCGTATACATTGTTACTGGAATCAACCAGTACACCAAGTCTGTTACAACCGTCAGAACTAACATGATGCATTTCTACAGAAATGATCTTGGTACTGATGTTGACTCCAAGCTTGCATTTGTATGTGCAACGAAAGACCGGATGACATTTGTCAAAGAAGTTCGTGATAAGATTGCAAAGGGATTTGTCAAAGATGGCGATACCGTTGCATGGGCTGTCCCGTCTGGTGATACTGTCGTTTGGGATCTGTACTTTGTTAAGGAAGGATCTGCAGATAAGGTAAAAGCTGGAACTTATGTTTCTGATCTTGAGAGTGAGGCTAACTTCAAACTGTGGCTGATGCTCTATTTCGATGAAACAATCGCGAACAACAAGAACAACAGATACGACTTCATCGCATGGGATACCATGGATAATGTTGGAAATGTTGTGGGTCTTGCTTCTGAAAGATATGAGGGTGGTTCCAAGGGTGAAGCATTCAAACGTGCTGGTTCAACTTGCTTCAATCTGGATGCTGACATCTCCTCTACTTCAACAGCAGAACCTGTATGGGTGAATTCTGGATACAAAGATGCCGATGATCATGAAATCACCTATGCCGTTGCGAATAGAAACCTCACTACAATTCGTAAGTACGGTGCACCGCCGACTACAACGACGCTTATTGCATCTGATGTTGTCGGTACGCAGTATGACGCTTTCTGTGTTTCTGAAGATAAGGCTGAAGCATATCGTATTCAGACTGATTCAAGTGCACAGGGATATGTTGCTATTACTATTTCGAATGTACCAACTGGTACAATCGTTCCTCCGGAGCGCACGCTTGGTTGGACTCCCGAAAGCACCCGGTTCCGTTTCGCACCGATTCAGCAATCTGCTGGTGGTGATATCACACTTTCTGAGATTACAAAGTCTGAGATTTCGAAAACTTACTACGCAACTGAAATCGAAAACAGTGGTCTTGCAGCATTTGTTGCATTGAACGTGTATGACGGTTATCTCCATGAAGGTGAGTTCTATCGCACGAAGGATACTTGGACAGAGGATGACAAGTATGACAAGACAACTGATGAATCTAAGTGGAGTGTCTTCAGAGACTTCACTGATCCGTCCAGTATCAAGTACTATAAGTGTGATGGTTCTGCATACACACTGCTCGAAGGTATCACCGGCATGAACCAGATTCTTCGTTGGTATAAGCAAAATACTAACGGCGAATGGATGATTGATACGTCTGTTCCGACCGATGCTCCTGATCCTCAGGTTGCAGATGGTTGGGTTCTTGGTGGTCTGTCATTGAACTTCGTTGCCGGAAACTTCACTTGGGTACAGGATGCACGTGCTGCAGTTCTGATCAACCGTTACACTGTAACTGGTACGATTGGTTCTCTGTATCGTATTCAGATGAACAAGGTTACGATTCCGGCGAATTACTATTCGTCTTCGTATGGAATCAACGTGACAAGTTCTTCTTCTGATGTGAAGCTTCACGATGGTTACACTGGATTCTTTGATGAATATGGTACTGCTGAAATGTCTGATATCGAGTACAAGTGGGAATACTCACGTCTGCTCGTTAAGGCATTCCGTGGTCAGATTGATCCGAGAATTATGTCACCGACTCGTGTACCTGCAAAGTATCTCTTTGATGGTGGTTGGAACACTGTTGTTGGTCAGTCCGCACTTCCGTCGATGTCTTACAGTGCTGCTGATCTCATTGCTGCTTCAACTATCTTCACTGCAGATGAAAAGGATGAGGTTCTCTTCAATCCTGAACTGACCGCTGGATGGTCTGCACAGAACAGCGAAATCGATGTTAAGCAGGCTATGTATGATCTGATGGATTACCGTGTCTACTCTGGTATTCCGGAGGATAAACGTCCAGTTGGTCCTGGTTCCGGCATGTCGCTGCATCTTGACTCTGGTGTTACTGATGCTGAAATGGCATTGACAATCAACAATTCCTTCATCAAGCGTTTCGATAACCCGAATGCTTCTTGGGATATTGGTGGTTGGTACGCCAGTGTGGATGGACTGCCGTACACCTATGTGAAGAGACTTGCAGACAATCTCTTCAGACATTGTCAGACTTACACGGTCAATAAGCCGTTCGTCAACACGTACAGTAAGATTGATCGGTCTGAGTATGTATCTTACTTCCCGGACATTGACACCACTGACTGGGATTATCGTGAGCTTATGTACAATTCGGGCGGTAACGCTTGGATTCCGGATGTGAATGGTGCAATCATGCGTCGTTCTCAGAGAACTCTGATGAGAGGTTCGGATACTTCCGATCTGATTCAGGAGTCCAACATGAGAACGCTCACGCAGCTTGTATACATCCTCCAGAACAAGCTCGATGAGAAGCTCTTCGAGTACAACGATGATTCCTTCCTCAGAACGATGCAGGATGAAGTAACAAACATGTTCACCAACTGGGTTGGATCTCTTGTTGATGGTCTCGATATCCATTTCGAGCGTGACATCAATCCGCTTGATGGTGGCGAACTTATTGTTTGCTACGTCGACGTTGTATTCCGTGGCATCAATCTCCGTATCCCGGTCATTGTGAATGTCAACAGACGTGTCACAACGACCTAATGTTTTGAGAAAGGAGAGAAATAGTTATGCCGATTAGCTTGCAAACTGGTATCCGTGAATATAATGGTGACCTTTCACAATACACAGGTATGCTCGGCGGCTTGACTCCGGATGTTCACACACTCCGGAGTCTTAACCCCGAGACTACAAACCGTGTTATCTGTGTCATGTATCGTGGACCTTATTTCCTGATGCACTATTTCGGTGATGGTTCAAATGCGTATACGAACAAAGAGTTCGCAACGTACAAGAAACTCATCGAATGCTATAACACTGGTATCACGGTGAATGCTGGTGACCATTCACTGGCGACAACAAACCTGCAGGGTGGCTTCGCTTCTAGAAGTATTCCGATTCCGACACAGCAGAATGCAAACAACAACCAGTCACTTCAGATTACCATTCCTGAATTGGTTGGTCGTCCGGCTGCAAACTTCCATAATATGTGGATTGATGGTATTGCTGATGAGATCACTGGTCTCACACATTATCATGGTTTGGTTGCTGGTTCTGTTGATGCACAGAAGATTCCGCAAAGAATCTTTACTCCGGCATCTGGTGGTGGATCCACGGTTGCTTTGGAGCCGTCCCCTGCATGGGAAGTTGCTGAGTTCCTCATCATTGCACTTGACAGATCTGGTGCACGTGTTGAGGGTGCTATGATGGCTCTCGGATGCATTCCGTCCGGCAAGGTTGGATATGATATCTACAATTCCAACGCTTCTGGTACTTCTCAGCTACAAACTCTGACGTTGCAGTACAACTGCCAGTTCGTTGAGTCTGCATATGTTAACGATCTTGCGACCAGATATGTACAGCAGTTCGCTGTCTTCGGAAACAAGATGAACTACAACCCTGGTGCTGGAGACGCATTCTTCACCGATACGAATCCTACCACATATGGAGATATCAACACCGATATGTTCAACAAAGGCAAGAGACCGGACCTCGATGCTGTTCAGTCTGGAGTCGGAAACATTCCGGTATTCCGTACGAACAATCAACGCATCGCACGTCAGGCAAAACCGGAGACCGTTCTTACACCGAGCGATCACTCCAAGATCTACAATACTCCGGAAGGTTCTTATACGGATATCTCGAATCCGTATGCATCAGATGCTGCACCGGGCTAATTGTACAAAAAAAAGAAGTATACATGGGGGCATATGCCCCCATGTATATTTTATATTGTAATAACTTTGATACAATGAATAAAATGAGATCCATGAAGTATATCACCTAAGTTGTAGATGGTGGTTTGTGTTTTATTTGTGAACGTTACTCACAAATGATCTCTGTTCCTTGAGGAATCCGTATAATAACGATTTCAGACATGATCGTCACCTCCTGTGGTGACGTAAGTTCTTCATGGGTCTCATTTTATTCATTATAAGAACAAAGAAAAGGTGGGGTGTTTGCCCCACCTTAATTATGTCAAAATAAATATCTCATATATGTCAAATTTATCATAGCATAATTTGACAGCAACATATTCCACATTCATCAATGAGAAAAATGCAACACCAACTTGTGATAATTTTTTGTCTGTTTTTGTTGCCATTTGTTTTGTCATGATTACACCTTTTTCAAGTATCGTTGGTTCTTTTGCATGTGCGACTATATCGCGTTCATAATATTTAAACGTTGCTTGTTTTGCTGCTTGAATTAATTCCGGATTGCAAATTGTGTCAAGTAATGTCACATCGAATCCATTCTTCTCTAATTCAACAACATCATCTGGATTATGAAAATAAAAATAATATTTAAAATTCTTTGGTCGATGAGATTCGACCAATTCCTGTAATGATAATTCCTTTTTATTGGTAGCCATGTGTTTTCGTCACCTTTCCTAAAAGATAATCACTTGTGAATATTGATATATACGATTCTATTGTAAATGGTTGTATACCATCTGTTGTCCAATTTGCTGCGTTATATAATGATTCCGTTAATGCATCAATATCATCATCTCGAGATAGTTCCTCATACGATGAGGGATATCCAGGATAACCGGGATATCTGTATGCGTATGCATCTTCATCCATATTTTCCAAGAATCCCGGATTTGTTTCTCTGATATAAACATAATCTAACTTTTCAATCAATGATTGAACGCGATTGAATAATTCGATTTCTCCTTTTAATGCACATGCACCAAATGACATTGTATCTAGTAACTCAACACTGATTGTGGATATAATTTCCATAACAATCTCCGTTGTTGTTGCAATCTGATATATCTTATCCCGTTTTCTAGATCCAACTCTAAATATCTTCAATGTAATCATATCGTCATCCGAATAATCGTCATCCGATGTTATTTTAACATCTGCATTTTTTGGATCAAATCCATGTTGGATTAAAAATAAATCCATCATATTTTTGTCAAGAGTTTGCACAAATATTCGTGCATTCACACCAGTTTTTTCATCTTCGGGACCCCAATTGATTGGTCTCCATGAAAATTCATACATTATATCATCACCTCATTTCATGCATTACAATTTTTGCAATGAATGATAATAATTTCAGATTCTCGACTTTTTGTTTACCCGTATTCCCAAATGGAATATAATAATACTCCGGTAATTTATCCTGTAAATACATTTTTTGGAAATGTGATATATAACGATACACGTCATCGTTATAATCTTCAACCATTTTAAAGATTGTCAACAAATATTGGTTCATTCCCAATGTATGCTGTTGTAACATTTGTTTCGGTATACCTTTATATTCAATCGTACCATCCACGTAGAACATTTCGACTCGTCCATATCGTATATATGATGTCCATGTATTTTTATGAATGAATTGCACACCATCTATGTTATCTTTTATTTTATGCTTTTGAATAAACATTAACGCATCTGAATGTAATGTAACAATTTCATTTTCGGTTAAATGATTTTCATCGATGAATTCTTTTCTGGTTTGTAAAACACCATTGATCATATTTTCTGAAAATTCTTTATCGTCTCTTTGGCGTAAACCAATTTCACGTGTTCGTTTTTCTTTTGGCATTCGAACCAAAATATCTAATTCATTATCCGGTATTAAATGGAAACGACGTGATACTGATAAAGATGCTTGCTGCATGTCATATTCAACAATAGTTTTATGGAACACATATTCAATATCCGGATTCATCCACAATGCTTTTGAATACATTTCCGGAAGATTTTCTCGATTAAATAAAATCATATCATATACTCCCTTTATAATTTCATACAGAGTTATTCCCGTATGTCATTTCAATGATATACATTTCTGTTTGAAAAATTTTTCTCAAAAAGGAGTATGAAAAATGGCTGATGACAAGCAGTTCATTGATCCATTAGAGGAACTGATGGCACGCAATGAATCAATTATGAATCCCAATGAAACACCGGCTGCACCGGCTGATGCCCCTGAAGAAGAGGATATATTCGGTGTAAATGATCAAGCAAACGAAATGGCTGCGGAAGATGCTGCACGTGAAGAAGCACGGAAGGCACATCAACAGGAACTTGCTGAAGCAGCTGAAGCAATCAAACCGACTGTCCAGTTACCTCCACAATCTTTGGATCCAAAATTCCAAAAGGATGCAATTGAATTCCAAGGTAACAAACTGGATATTGTTGGTGACATGATTCAGAAAGCGATTGCCAAGATGGGTATCACTGGTGGTGGAATTCCTGAAGAAGTTGGTAATGATGTCAATTATCGTCGCAAAGCGATGGGTGATCTTATTGAATACTATGAGATGAATGGCGAAGAAATTACTGATGAATTCTGCGCTATCATCAAAAAGTATTGGCGATATGATGACGGTAATAATATCGACCAAGAAGCTGCGAAAGAAGCAGCTGAAACACAGGAAGCAATTGAAGCGGCAACTGACACGGCTATTGCTGCTCCAGAACCGACTCCTGAAATCAATATTCATGTTGATGCAGGTGTAAGTGATGTCACTGTGAACATTGATGAGAATCTTGTGAAGGATATGTCAGAAGAGCAACGTGTGAATGTCCGTGTGATTAAAACCACACAAGAAGAAATGCGTACTGCAAAAGTCGTATTGAATTCACAACGTAATGACATTATCACTCCTTTCAAGTCGACGGCAAATTCTGTTCCGTTGGCATTGCCGTTGTCTGGTTACAGATGCTGCTTGACTCCTCTCAGTTATTGGGAATTCATTCAGTTGTCTTCTGAACCGACTTCTGGAAATCGTGTTGATATGGATAAGAAACAATGGTCTATTATCTATAAGCACATCACGAATGTATCAATCGGTGATTTTGCAAACTTTGAAGACTTCCTGAAGAAAACAAAGTATGCTGACCGTGAATTGCTGATGTGGGGTATTCTGCTTTCTGCATCTGATGATGTGGAAACTGCAACGGTTGTTTGTGGTAACCCGAAATGTCGCGAACCACATGAGATCAAGTATATTCCTCAGAAGATTATCCACATCAATGATGAGCTTGCAAACCAGCATGAATACAAAGTGACCGGTTCTGTTGCTCCTGGTAAACCTGCAATCGAGCACTTCAATAAAATCAATTCAACAATTAAAATGTATGAACTTCCGCATACAAAGTATCTTGTTGAGATTGAAGCACGTCCGTCTGCATATGATTTCTTGAATCGTAGATATCCGTTGATGGATGAGTTGCGTGAACGGTTCAAGAGCGAAAACCAAAGTGATGAAGATTTCGATGAATCCAACAATGCAGAATATGGATACCTGTTGTTCCAGGCATTGTTCATTACTGCAATCTCCAAGGTTGTTGATGGTCAGACATACCGTTATACAAACTGGGAAGATATTGAGAAAATCATCACAACATCACTCGACATGAATGATGCTGGTATTCTCTTCTCATTAATCAAGCAAGTTGCTGAAGAAACTCGTGACCCGATTCAGTTTTATATCGAGGATGTCACATGTGAAAAGTGTGGTCGTCATGAAAAACGTATCATGATTCCTGACGTTGGTCAGTCCTTGCTTTTCCAGCTATCTCAGAGGCTGTCGTCTACCGCAATAAACTTGACAGAGATGGAGCAGAGCTGATTGAACTCGGCGAATTGTTCAATCGGTGTATCCCAATTGATACGCTCTTACAAATGCCGCGCAAGTTTGTAAACAGACTCCGAGAACTCCGACGGTTCCAGAAACGGCGCCAAATGGAACAACATCAACAACAGATGGCGTCAACGAATACAAATCATGGTTCTCAAATGAGTTACAATGATTCTATCCGTAACGCCCATCAAGTTTTGAACACTTCGGCAATTGATGACTTGGTCGATGAACTTTCTTAATGGGAAATCCATATGAAAGGAACTAAATAAAGAATGATCAATGCTTCATCTTTCGGACAAGTCCAGTTTACACGACTGGACTTGTTCGTTCATGTGCATATAGAAAAAAATGGAATTGCTTTCGTGGTTGATAATTATCAACCTATCAGAGAGCAATACTATGCACAACGTTATCCACAGCAAAATCTACAATGGAAGGAAGATTCGGATGTTCAAAATCCCGCAATCGAAAATCAATGAGTTCACAAAACTCTTTGAAACACACCGAGTTCAAATCTCTGCATGTAATGTATTCTTTCAAAATGTCAGAATGTTGAATGGACGTCATCACATTCTTGATCGTAAGATGTTCGATGAAGAATACAAAACATTTACATCGGATATTGAACTCGAGACATCTCCAATCGATGCATTTATCCCGAGTGACATCGAACCAAAAGAAACACCGGACGAAATTGACCCGGCTGATCTTATGAAACAACGTTTGTTCTTGGTAAACAGAATTGTTCCCGAGTATGAACGTATCAAGAATCGTATTACCGAAGAACGTATCCGGTCAGATTTCAATGAAACACATCCGGTTATCATGGCATTGGTAAACGGTGAGGCAACAATGGATGATATTGTTGACGACGTGTTCATCTATTGGGCAGTGTATAAATACATTGAGCAAATTGAAAAGATTCGTATTCAAATCTTTTCGAATATGACACCAATGATTGAATACATTGTTGAAAATATCACATTGAATGATATTAAGAATTATCTTCATACGAAGAAATTCAATGATAATAAGATTAACAAATATCGTGAAGATATGTTATTCTTTGCTCCGATGGAAAAGAAGGTTTGCGAATTTTATCTGTCAGATAAATGTCCGTGTCCATTCAATCTGTTGGATCTGATCGATATCATGCTTTCAAATGTTGATATACTTGGAGACAAGTATATTGTACTTGGTATGTATCTTATTGCAGACTTTGCAATATCTGATTTCATGTCGAATGCAGAAGAAAAATCACCATGTGAGCAGTACGTTGTTGATGTTCTTTCACAAGTACCAACACCAACTCCTGAAGATCAGTGATGAATATAATGCGGGGCATTGCCCCGCATTATATTTTTTTTTATTTTGAGAAGTATATCGTTTTCAAGTAACCCAAAAGTATGATTAAATATAAAGGGGTTACAACTAACTTATACACTTTATCGAAAGGATTGGTGATTGTCATGTCCAAAAAATCTCAAGTTATGAACAATGCTTCGGACATTGAAAGAAGATGTGCTGAAGTAAATCCTTTGTCATTGACTGGTATGTCTGCAATGGCATTCCCTGAGAAGATTTCCACGACACGTGGAGGAATGATGGTAAAACATACTTCTCAAAGATTGGTTGTTCGTAATCCTGAATTTCCCATGGTATTTTCTGGTGCAGAGAACGAATTCGGAAAACGTTCTTCATGGGATATCAGAACACATGCAGATTACCGTTTAATGCGAAAGTTTGTAAAGTTTCCGAATGCACCTTATTCACCAATTGCATATATATTTCAGAATCTTGAAACGGGAAAATATCTTTGTAAAATATTCACCCCGGCAGTGAATCTTGTTGAAAAATACGGTTTTCGTATGAAGAATAATATCCCCAATATTCAAGAAGGAGATGTTCTTCCGAAAGGAGCTTCCATTGCACAATCGTCATCTTATGTAAATGACAATTATTGCGCGGGTGTAAATGTTCGTATGGCATATGCTGTACTACCGGAACTCACAGAAGATTCATTAATTATTTCTGATGAATGTGCAAAAGCATTGGAATATGATTTCGTTGATATTGTAACGGTGAATGTTTCAAAGAAATCATTTCTGCTGAATCGTTATGGTCGAAATGGAGAATACAAACCATTTCCAAATATCGGTGAAGAAGTTCAAGATGATATCTTGTGTTCTATTAGAGAGAATTCATATGTATCATCTGTTGCAGAAGCTTCCATACCTCATATCAATGACACAAAGATTTTCTCAC